AACGCACCAACTTTTAACATTAACTACAACACGGTGAAAAATTATGACAGGTATCATTATCCCCTCAAGCGATCACGACAAAAAACGTATCAAAGACTGTATGGAAGAGATCAGTAACTCTTACCTACGACAGGAAGCTGAACGTGAGTTTGTCAAAGAAGCCCTAATCTCTCTAGAAGACGATGTAGGCATCCCCAAAAAATATCTAGGTAAAATGGCTCGTATCTATCACAAGCAGAATATGAGTGAATTGGTGTCCGAGATCGAAGAGATCGAAGCTTTGTTGGAAAGTGTTAAATAAACACTTGACAGGAGCCCAGTTCGATGTTATACTATACAAGTATAAACAATTAGGAGTATCGTAATGAAAACACTTGTGACTTTCTACAAAGAAGACACAGAGGGCGCCAGAGCAGAAGTCTTTGAAAACAATGGCGTCTATGGTGTTCAATACTACATGGGTTATGGAAATACTGAGCATTTCAAAGAAGAATTGTTCGCTGGTAAATCCAGAAACTATGCAGAAGATGCGGCAGAGAACTGGGCTCTTAACATTAAGACACTGAATGGCTAGAGTTACGTATAATGAGCCAACACTCTATAATGTCGATATAGACACTACAGAGGGCACAGTAATCTTAGGTGGTGAAGAGTATATTATTGATAATAAACGTGAAGCAAGCGTTTTTAAAACAGCCTATTTACTGGGCAGGGAGCATAAAAAATCGCAAATACTAAAGACATTGGGCTTATAGCACAACTAAATTCTGAAACGATAATGAAAGAAATTTCAGCAAATATCGCTAAGGGTGTCCCATACATTGATGCAGTGATTGTATACGCAGAATCGTATGGACTGGAAGTAGAGGTAGTTGGAGAGATCATTCGAAGATCACCTGTACTTAAGGCAAAGATTTATAGAGAAGCAGAAGAGCTAAATATGGTAGAGAAACTGACAAGGCTGCCAGTGTGACAGACCGATCAATGTATTCAACTAGAGAGGCGTTTGAACTCTATAGCTATTACATTGCTCTGAAGAAGCACTTTACTACTACGTATGATTTTCACAAATACGGTGGTAAAATGAGGTTGTCTCTAGATAGTTTTGAACGCAGAAAAGACAAGTTCTTTTTCTATAAGTTGGGAAAGCGTAAGGACTCTAAAGAGTTTCTACTCGCTAATATAATTGATAATCCAGAAATGTGGATTGGCAATTTGATAGATAACAAGACCGCTGATGAGATATTCAGAGAGTGGTCAAAGAGGCAACAGTCTTTAGGATACGTGTTTAGCAATGAGCTAGATGAGTTGAACGAAGACTTTAACTCTAACTTTATTGTTGAAGACGGACAGTACTCTAGGGTATTACAACTCTACAACATGAAGCGACTGAGCATCGAAACTCTAATCATCTTAGATGATCTGACAGGATGCTTTAAATATTGGGATAAGAGTATCAATGATACCATCGTTTATCCTAGTATAAATAAGATTGTTAAGAAATATCGACCTTTTTTAAATTATGATAAAGTGAAAATGAAGCAAATATGTCTTGACAAATACTCCGCGGTCTAGTATAATAGACCAATACAACGATATACATCGTAACATAAACCGCTATATATAGCATAATACAGGAAATACTAATATGACAACATCATTCTCTGCCTTAAAGAAGGCACGTACTTCATCTTTCGATAAACTGAATTCTCAGTTACAGAAGATGGGATCACCAAATACTAATAAAGGCGATGATCGCTTCTGGAAACCAGAAGTAGACAAAGCCGGCAATGGTTATGCAGTGATTCGTTTTTTACCAGCACCGTCAGGTGAAGATATGCCCTTCGTTCGAGCGTGGGATCATGGCTTTCAAGGACCCGGTGGTTGGTACATTGAAAACTCTCTTACAACTTTAGGCCAAGACGATCCAGTCTCTGAGTACAACTCTAAGCTTTGGAACTCTGGTCATGATGAAGATAAAGAAACTGCTCGTAAGCAGAAGCGCAGGTTATCATACACTGCTAACATCTATATCGTGAAGGATAGTGCTAACCCATCACGTGAAGGTCAAGTTTATCTTTATAAGTTTGGTAAGAAAATCTTCGACAAGCTGAACGATGCAATGAATCCTCAGTTTCAAGACGAAGATCCGATCAACCCATTCGACTTTTGGGAAGGTGCTGATTTCAAATTGAAGATCCGTCAAGTAGAGGGCTATCGTAACTACGACAAGTCCGAGTTTGACTCGATTACTCCTATTAGCGACTCATCTGGTACAGCGTTATCAGACGAAGCTATGGAAGAAAATTGGAATAAGCAACATTCTCTAGCAGATATTGTTGATCCTAAAAACTTTAAGTCTTATAATGAACTGAAAGCTAAATTGTATAAGGTTCTAGGACTTGATGGCAGTAAACACGCACCCACAACAACTGCTGAGGACGACAATGCGGGTATGAACTTCGCTCCTAACTTCAAAGAGCGTGAAGCTCCTGCAAGTGCTACGAGTGAAGCTTCATCCCCAACTCTTGCGAGTGACGACGGAGACGGAGAGTCTCTAGATTTCTTCAAGAGTCTAGCTGAAGATAGTTAAGCTATCTAGTTAGTGGAGAGAGGCGGCTTACATGGATGTGAGTCGCCTTTTTTTATGCCTAAAAGCCCATATTACCTGATAGATTACCAGGTCTACCACTTATCGACAGAGATTGCTGTCTCATGATTGTTTGTTGACTATTGTTCTGTGTGACAGGTGCGGCTACATTATAGTTTGCTCCAGTGCCACCTCTGCCTGGCTGAGTAGCAAGCATATCACCCACAGCGACATCTGAGATGTTCTTAGTCTGGTTATTCATTCCCACAATTTGTGCAACTTTACCAGATGCGCCAACTAATCCATTTAGATCGATCTTAGAGTTGTTTATAAGACCTTCTCCGAATTCTATCTTCTTTTTACCATCAAACCATCCATCAAACTTATCACCGCCCTGTGTTAGACCTTCTAAGATAGGAATAGTAGCGGCTAAGTTCAGAGCCATTGCATGAAAGTCTACATTTTTTGTAGATATTTTTATTTTTCCAAAGCTTTCCATAGCCTTAGCAATGCGTTCCAAGCCACTGGCAGCCACATTTAACTCGTCTGCATTCTTGCCAATTTCCAGCATTTTATCGAAAGGATTCTTATCACCCGATAAGAAGTTGAATATTTTTGTTCCTAGACCCTTTAAACCGGCCAACATTGTTGAAGTAGAAAATGCATTCAAGCCAGCTGACATATTTAGCATAGTAGTCTTAAATTTTTCAGAGTCTAAAGCATTGATCGTAGTTAAATCTAGACCATTTAGGGGCTCTAAACTGTCGACCATTCTTTGCATAGGAGAAGACTCTGTTTTTTCTCCAGTGAAGAAATCTTTGATACTCGTAAATGCGTTAGCAAATGTGTCTGTTAATCCTCCAAGACCTTTAGCGCCCATAAGAGCAAGAAGTCCGGGTCCTAAGCCTATCATGCCATCGCCTAGTTCTTTGAAGTTTTTGCCGTCAACTTTATCGAACTCTTGTAGACCTTGAGCAGTGTTGACCATTATAGTCTTTATGCCTTCGCCATTAACGCCGAAGATTCCACCTATTTCGCCAGCGGTTGCTAATCCTGTTATGAATCCGCCAATACCAAAACCAATAGCACTCATACCAAGAGCGGCGGCTCCAGCTAGAGCTATCCCACCAGGTATTGCTCCAAAGATTCCTCCTACTGCCATCATACCGCTTAGACCTTTCAGCACTGTCGGGTCAAATGCGTTTAGTCCGGCTGATATATTAGTAGCTTGTGTCTTGAAGTTAGCGCCAGTAAATCCTGATACGTCTCCAGCGGCAACCATACCAGTCATGAATCCGCCAATACCTAGACCTATCATAGACATGCCAACTGCGGCTTTGCCTGCTAATGCCACGCCACCTGGAGCAGCCGCAAGTAGTCCTCCGGCACCCATCAGCCCCACTAGACCTGTTAGGGTAGTCTCCTTTAGTCCACCAAAGGCATCTAGTCCTTCTGATATATTTTTTGCTTGAGCTTTGAATGTGCTACCGTCAAAGCCTGTGAGTTCACCAGCGGCAGCCATACCAGTCATGAACCCACCGATACCTAAACCTATTGCGCCCATTCCAACTACAGCTTTACCTGATCGCTTGACTCCTGCGAATGTTCCCCATAGTGCACCAACTGCTAACATTCCACCAATCTGCTTCATATTCTTAGACGATAGAGACTCAAGTCCTTCGCCTAGATTGGTCATCAATGTCGCTGTAGCTTTACCATCACCAAGTTTCGATATAGCACTATCGGCTGCGGCTAATCCTGCAAAGAATCCTCCAATGCCTACACCTACAGCGGCTATGCCTACACCAGCTCCCGCTAGTTTAGCGAATATTCCAAGACCAGCTCCCATAGATCCTATTGCGCTTTGAGTGCCTCTAGAGACACCGCCACGTATGGTAGTCTTCTCTTTATCAGATTCAGTATTAACAGCTTTAACTTTAGATTGGTCTAACTGAGCTTGTTGTACTTGTTTAGCCTGAGCATCGCCTTGAAATTTAGCAATAGCCCTAAGCGTCCTAGTCTGAAGCTTGAGTTGTTGAGATATTCCCACAAACGCTGGAGTTAATAGATCCATCGTCTCTTTCGATAACTTTACTGTCTGCGGTTTTCTTGACTTTGCCATCGAGCTATCCTATTAAGACTTATTTGAATAAGCCTGAGTTGTGTAAAATGCCGCAACGATAGCCGCTACTGACACAAAATATGTTGGTGCAATATCTCCTAATGTTGTAGATGCCTGATCTAATCCCATAAGAACAGCAAGTACTACTGCGAAAGGGTATAGAAGCATACCGAATAGTGCAAACCAAGCCATGTTACGCTGTGCGTCTTCACGCTTATCAGCATTTTCGATTTGTATCATTCTCTCGTGCTTAGATAGCTCTTCGTTTGATAC